GTTGTTTGGGGAGGGTACGTTGGCGTTGTTTGGGGAGGGTACGTTGGCGTTGTTTGGGGAGGGTACGTTGGCGTTGTTTGGGGAGGGTACGTTTATGTTAGAGTTCATAGATCTCGAAGAAGATTCTCTTTTTATACGAATTGGTTCAGCTATACCTTTACTTTTCAATTTATCGAATATACTTGATCGTATTCGTTCTTTTTGAGGCTCGTCACCTGGTAGATTAAGTTTAATAGCTATTTTAATTAAATCTCTTATGTTTGTACTTTTTTGCATTAATTTTTCATAATCAAGTACGGTAAGAACACTTTTCGAATCGATGTAATATATATATTGTTTATTTTTATTGATGTTCATAGGCGGGAACAAATTCGCGTGTTTACATCTTCGATATGAAGAATATATAGTGTTTAAATTCAATCGTTTTGTAACGTTAGATGGTAAGTTATAATTAACCTGAAGTTTCGACCGTGCTTTTTTGAGATTTGTACAGTCTTTACATCCACTCATGTATTGTTACTGTAGACCTATATAAAAATTTAATACCCTGTAAAACAAAAAGATGGTGAACTTTGTCGTGACTGATTTCGAATCGTCTCAAGAAGGTCGTATTCATTCAATGTGTATCATACCGGTTCGTGTAGACAACGGATCAAAATTTGTTGTAAAAAAAGGAGTACTGGTGTATATCCGCGAAATACTGAAAAATGAGAGTACACAGCTTAACACGAATACCCAAAAGAAGGTCTTGAGTGATTTGTTTGACGCATCGACATATGGTATGGAAATAAAACATCTCAGTTTTGCCGAAGCGGTCAAGTTCCTGATTGATTATGTGATCCAACATGGGTCGACGATGGTATCACACAATTTGGTATCCGATCTGGACTTTCTCGTAAAAACGCAAAACTTTGTCAAAGGTAAACGGGTCGTCAAAGAGTATCTCAAAGAGTATCCGAAGACCGGTATGTACGATAAACGCTGGGAAAGTATAACCTTGGTGTGTTCGATGAGCCTGATCACCAACCGAGCCAAGAAGTTCATGCAGGCTTATAAGGATCATCCGAGTACAATGCCTAGTCACAACGGGTTCTACTCAATGAAACTTGAAAGTTTTACGCGGTTCGTGAAAGACGATTGCATGTACAAGCAGCGTCATACGTCTATTCAAGATACCATGGATCTGGTGGAAGTCTTGAAAAACGTTTTTAGTCGAGACGGCAACAAGGTGCTTATGGACGGTAACGATTATTTGTCGATGCCCGATTTCTGTAGGGCAACTTCTTGAACTGATATGGTGTATGCTAAAAATACACCAAAGAAATTTTTAGCAAATATATCTAATATGTTGTATCCTGTATTTTTAATTTTATAATTTGTAACAGCAAATACACCATAAAGAGACCAGAAAAATACAAACCAATAAAACAGATAATTCTTATGTTTATCTTCGGGGCACGATGGTAAGAATGTATCTTTTATGTACTTGAAATTTAAGACGAATGGAATAAAACCTAATGCAACGGATATATACTGATTCAAGTAACCAATCTCGCCTATAAAACCACATAGTAACATGGCAGCATTCAATAAAACTATTTTTATGATTGAACCTTTATTATTCGATAAAAAGTCGATTAATCTAGTTGATGTATTTCCATCATGACTTAAAAATGCGGACAATGTAATCAACATTGATGGTGTCGTAATTGACCAATCTAAATAACGGTAGGGGGTGATTTTTAAGGATCCTCCTTGTTTAAATTGGTAAAATAACCAAACGTAAAATATAAATTCAATACTTTGAACAAAAATTTCAACTTTTAATAAATCTTTTAAAAATTCGTCTTTTGAAGGTAATTTTATTGCTATATAGTCAAATATTCCAACTAAAAACTGAAAAAATAAAGAAATTATTCCACTTGCGTAAATCATTCTATATAATCTTTTATATTTTTAACGTAAAGCCACCTGCTGACCTAATATAAACATTTTCATTTTAGCTTCATAGTCCAAACTAAAATTATTGAAATCGTAGATGTCCGAATCGATCCCGTACTTTTCGTATTTTAAAAATTCACATGGAAATTCCATACTGTTTACGTAGGTATCCACACATGCCATTATGAAATCCTGAACACCTTTTATTTCAGTTTTATAATTACGTACATTGTTTATGTATACTATGATAACTTCAGAAGGGTCTTTATGTAAAAAAGGACCTATAGGTACTTTTTCGATTGTTCCGCCATCTATGTACATTTTATTATCCCACGTGTACGGTGAGAATACCACCGGTATCGATATGCTCATACACACAGCGTCTATTGCGTACATGTCAGGATGTGTATCCACACTGAAATACTCTGTCTTCTGTGTATTGAGACAACAAGCCGAAATGATCAGTTTCTTTTTTAACTGCTTGAAGGTAGGGTTCTTGCCTCGACACAATTCAATAAGTAGTTCTTTTATAGGTTGATGAGGTACAAACCCGAAATTACTCAGAAAAGTCTGGAGGTTTGGTTTTACGTACATTGGAACATCGATGGATAAAGACGTTTCGAGTATTTCCTTTATATTGTACGGATTTTTGATAGACAGAAAAAGGCCTATCATAGACCCAGCTGATGCACCTGATATTTCATAAACATTAGAAAGTTTACCGTTGTCTTCAAGAACCTGTAATATACCTAACATAGCAAAGAAGCCCATTGAACCTGGTCCTATAACCAAATTCATATATTACTAATAAAATTGAGGAAATTTGTACCGAAGTAACGCAAATATAACAGAGAATACGATAGCATGAACAAGTACCTTGGTCATGGAGGTGCTACCAGGTTCACCACCGGGAGGTAAAGACACTAACATACCTGGACTGAGAAGAGTGAATAATACAAGTGGAACAACGAGATCGGCCTGGGTTAGTATGAGACCAAACGCCATAGCGACGAGTTTGTAAACAATTACAAACACAAGGGCATGAAAAAGGATAGATACTCGGTCAGTTTTCATGGTTCTAAGTGCACCCGCATCGCGACCTGGAATTTTGGTAGGGAGTTGTAAAAGCACTCCTGGACTGAGAACAGTGAACAGAACAGTTGGAATAAGTAACTTGGGACTGGCGAAATCAGTCATATCTATACTTTTTACGAAATATATTATTTGACAGTCCACATGAGTTGTTGTACGAAAACTTACAAAAATCAGTGAAACTGGCGTACTCGAGCACGTGCCTTTCGAGGTTGGAGGTTTCACGGTAGTGGTTCAGTAATGACCACATGTTGTGGAGGTCGTCAAAGTAGAGACTGACCCAATCATCAAAGTCATAAGGTTCTCTTGGAGCATGGTACGGTGGAGGTACATCATCTTCCAATTGAATGTATTGTGCTTCATTTTCAACCACGCGAATTTCTTCATTGAAATAACCTGGCATTCTTACTTGTTATATACACGCGTTTACTCTTTAATTCCTGTTAGTGAGATAACACTCGTGTCCTTGGTTTCCAAGTTGTCCAGTATACAGTTCATTGCCGACTCCACCTTGACGCTATCATTATTAAAGTATATTTCCAATCCGCTCTCCACTGCTTTCTTGGTCAAGCTGCTTCTCTTCTGGGAGTTCTTGAGTGTCACCTTGCCCTTCTTGAGGTTGATCTTATCAATCTTCTGCGTCTCCATAAAGATCCGTATGGCTTCCTTGAGCTGCTTCTCCCTGGTGTTTAAAAGTTTCACGTCCTTCCTGACTTCTACTAATTGTTTTTTAAGTTCAACCCACTCGGTCATGGTTTTTCTAAGTTCTTCTGTAATTTCCATTCTAGTTTTTTAATTGTCAAAATTCTTTAAGTGCATAGGTCGCGTTGCATGAGATCGGGTACAATGGTAGAGTTGTTCCAGGTGTAGGGTTGCTTGGGGTTTGGGGGATCGGCTCGGATCTGTTGGTTTCCGTTCCTGATGTTTCCACCTAGAGTTTCGGGAAAACCAATCTGGTTGCGGGTATCGAGAAAGTTCTGTCCTCTGAGGATATCATCGGGAGCAAAATCCCCAAAGTTCTCCATCTTAGCTACTTCACGAGGCAACAAAGAAGAAGCAAGACCAATACCCGCACCTAAAGCACAGTTGGGCTCCTGACCCATCGAAGAAGCGCCAAAATCAGCGTCGAGCATGGCATAGCCTGCGTCTTGATCATCGGCTCGCATACCTAGAAGACCTTCATCATGGTAGGAACTAGATGTAGGAGCCACGAAAGAGCTTGGAGATGTGAAACTTGAAGGGTAAGAGCTTGTAGCCATGTGACTTGAAGGGTAAGAGCTTGTAGCCATGCGACTTGAAGGGTAAGAGCTACTAGTTTTAATTTCTGCATATTTACTTATGCTACGAGACCACATATAAAAAATAATCAGGGCTAACACGGCAACTACCAGCATAGTCTTTTGGTTAAGTTTAAATTTTTTCATCATTCTTTATAATTAAAAGGATTTTTTTTCTACGCATAGTCGTCATCGTCCCCCTGTTTTTCTTCTTCCTCATCTTCGAAGAGGTACACTGGAACTTTTACCGAATTAGTATCTCTCACCTGGACTATACGCCACTGTATCCCGAATGTTTTCTTGAGAAACCATACCCCGACCATCTCAAGAAGAACATCACACACTGTGCCATTCTCGAGTAGACTACTATCTTTCAAGGTTTTATTGGAGTCGTAATATACGAGAGGCACCTTGGTACTTTTTATAACATTCATGTAATTGTCTAAAGTTATACTGTGATTGTATGCTGTATCAAGTGTCTTTTGTTGAACTTCTCGACCAAACCAACTTACACTGTTTGATTTAGCATCTCGTATTACATCGCTGTCAATTTTTTTTATTCTATCTGAGCCACTTGTTGATAATTTTAATGTTATTTCATCTGAATTTATTATTATGGAGTTGTTCAGCTGAACAAATACTTTAGTTCCATTGTCATCGGAAGCGCGAGCAAAAAAACGTCCATCTGATAATTGTTTAGGTTCTTCGTACTTCATGTAATTTTATTTTGTTTATATTCTTTAAACCTGTAAACGGTATCAATGAACTTTTTAAACGAAGTTCAAAAGGTATAGATTTGTTACGTGCAGGATTCCATCCATATAAGGTGTTGGCTACTTTGACCTGTTTGAATGGTAAGAGTGCCGTAGTTGGTCTATACTCATACATGTTGCGTATATAATAAGGGTCTTTTGAAAGTATCCATTGTCCCTTTTGTATATCGAAATAATGATCACTTTTAGTCGCTTTAAAATTCGGTAAACGTTTATGACTACCTATGACGTGATCTTTTATTAATTTGGTCTGAAACGGTACAGTTGTTCTATTATAGTATCTAAGTGGGTTCACATTATTGATGATTAAATTCATAAATGATCGAGAAGGACGTGTTGATTTCATATGTTGAGACGGTGTATCAACTATGTTTATTTTTTTGTATATATTTAATATATCTGTATCTTTTGTTATACTTTTTACACCCAGAACACTCTTGGCAAACTGATACAAACGTTTACGATCCTTCTGTATTTTACTAGGTCGTAGACCAAGTGAGTGCATAAGAATGATATCGTCTACTAAAAACTTTTTGCCAGCTACAAACAAATCCCCTTTTTTAAATGGTTTATTTATAACTTCGTAACCGAACTCATGGGGACGCATCACGGCTATATCGAGTATACCACCTAGGTTCTGCATAATGACTTTTTTGAATTCTGGTGAGTAGTACTTGACACGTAAATCAAGTGCGAAGAGTTCGACATCGATAAGAACGGACGGCTTTGTCTGAGTTTTTCTGATGAGAGTATATCTACGTGTCACGTATGGACCGTATGAAGCAAGTGATATACCTAAAAATGTACCTACTTTAGTGAGTTTGAGTGCATCCACACGATGTTTTATTTTTCGGTCAAGTTGAATAGAGATTTTACCAAGGTAGTCCCAGAGGTACAACTTGAACACCTGCAAGGTTTTGAAATAGTGTTGATCCAGTTTGAATGTTGGAGTAAACTTCGTGTCTATATCACTCGTGATTATACGATTATCTTTGTCAAAATACATATTAAATGCCTCACCCCCGGTTATGATCAACTTACCGAATATTTTTACATGTTCTGATATAGAACTTATCGTGTCGAGTATAATGTCACGAAGAGCATCTGTTACGTACACGTATACTGATTGTTCGATTGTCTTTAAGGAATTGGGTCGAAGAGCTTTTCGAAATTTGAGAATATTACCTTCATTGAAATACTTGTATAGTTTATCGTCGCCTTGACACACGATCATTTTCTCAAAATCTTTTATAGTTTTATCACTATAGTACACGTGATCCATTATATAATAGTTTAGATCTAAAATTCTGGAGAGGTCGACTGGAGTTTTTCCAGAACACGCTGGGTTTTTCCTGATACAGTTCAAATTGATCGGACAGTTCAGATGGTCCTTCCACGAGTGAATACTGAACTTTAGTAAATTCGGGGTCAAAGAGGCAGGCCATAGTATGTCCTATATCATAATCTGTACCGTCGTGTCGTAGCCATACATGAGAACATTTCTCATGTTCACTAGTGTACTGACCTTGTACCAGTGTTGTTTCAATACAGTGATGACGTTTAAGGTATTCGTGAACTAATATAGGTGCGGATATTCCACATCCCTCGAGTTTGTTGAGTTTCAGTCGAAGAGCAATCTTTTTTATAATGTCTTTTATCATTATATAAAGTATGAAATAGTTACTTTTAATAATAATAAAATAGTAATATAAATGAAAAAAGTGTTGTTAATTATTTTTGTAATGTGTATAGTATGTTCAATATTATCGAGTTGTACAGGTGTTATAAAAAATAATATAAAAAAATTAATAAGTTTATGATAAAAATAAAACACAGTAATATATTATGCACGAGTTATTAATAATAATCCTTTTATTATTAGTTTATATGTATTTTAATAACAATAATAAAAGTACATATGTTTTACCGACGTACAGATATCTCGATACGGAAGATGAAGTAGCCTTGACCAAGCCGTATACTTCAGGACGTATATCAGAAATATTTAGTTATTGTTCACCAGAGTCGTGGAAAGATTGTGATTATGAAAAAAGTGCGGCTTTGAATGTCGGAGGAATACCAAATATACCTTCTATACTAGTATAGTAAGATGAGTTGTCAATGTTATACACAAGGTCGAAAAGAACAGGCGTGCGGTATTCTTAATAAAGGGTATCTATACAGATGTTCTTCTGAAAAATGTAATGAAGGAGTTGGTTGTACGAGTTATACAGATCCTTATGACACAGTAAATACAGAACCAGCTATTTTACACATAGATTTAATATGGATTATCATCATCGTTTTAGTGATATTCAGTACGGTTGTTTCATTTTCACAGGCTTAAAGAAGTATAGCAATATGAAACCATAATCAAATGGCTGATCTTAATATTACTCTCGAGCAATTCAAAACCGAACTCTCTGATATCAAGAGCGAACTCAAGAGCCTTCTCAAGCTCGTTCGAAAGATGCGAACCAAGCAGGAGGACCCCACAGGTGAAAAGGCCAAGTCACGTGCAGCCAACAACGGATTTAACAGACCGATCGAGGTCAGCGAGGAACTCAAGACATTTTTGAATTTAGCCGAAGGTGAGGTGGTTTCCAGGAGCGAAGTGACCCGACGTATCAACAAGTACATTACCGAGAACAACCTCAAGCATCCCGATAACGGACGCGTTATCATCTTAGACGACAAGCTCCAGTCCCTTCTCAAACCTGGAGAAGGAATTCAAGTCACCTTTTTGAACGTCCAGAAGTACATCAGTCCTCATTATGTCAAAGTTGTTAGTACCGAAGAACCCGTTGCTAAAACCATCGAACCAGTTATTGTTGCCAAGAAAATCACCGCGGTCAAACGCCCAGCCGTGAAGAAAGCTTAAAAATTATAGTTGTAATACCAGTACAACATCATGGAACTCGAACCACCTCCTGAACTATCTAAAATGAAAATAGATACATTGGTAGGTACGCGAGTGAAAAACCTCGAACTCTATAGAAAAGCGTTCACGCATAAATCCGCTCTTAAAAAATACACCCTAACCGAATCGTTCGAAACTCTCGAGTTCATCGGCGACTCCGTTCTGGGATTTATAATCACTAAAATGTTGTTTGATAAGTACGAGAACCTCCAGGAAGGGTTCTTGACCAAAGCACGAACCAAACTCGTGCGTGGTAATACACTCGCCCATATTTCTAAGAAATTGAACCTTGACGAATGGGTCCTCATGGATGACAAAGGGATGAAAAACGGCTGGAACACCAACGAGAAGATCCTGGAAGATGTGTTTGAGGCTCTCGTAGGTGCGATTTACCTGGACCTTGGTTTAGTGCACACCCGGGAATTCATTATGAAAATATTCAACGATCCCGAATTCATTGATATGTCGTGCCTTATGATCGACGACAATTTCAAGGATCAGCTGATGCGTCATTGTCAGATCACGTACAACTGTTTACCTGCTTATGAGTATGTGAACAATAACAACGCGTTCTATGTCAGTGTGATCATCCAAGGGTTCTTTGTAGGTGGAGGTAACGGCACGACGAAGAAAATGGCCGAGCAGGAAGCGGCCAAAAACGCACTCCATATACTTAAAACCATCGGACTTCCTATAACCAAGTAACAATGATCGAAAAGGTTCGTAAACTGGTCGAAAAAGATTATGCCGCTCAAAGGTCCGAGGAATGGCTCAGATTGCGTGGCAATATGCTCACGGCCAGTGATGCCGCCACGGCGATCGGGGTCAACCCCTACGAGAAACCCAAAGACCTGATCCTGAAAAAGTGTGGGTACAACGAGTTCAAAGGCAACGAGGCTACGATGCACGGCAACAAGTACGAGGATGAGGCTCGTGACATATACTGTATACGGTACAACGAGGTATCACACGAAATCGGTCTTTATCAGCACCCCACGTACCCCTGGCTCGGCGGAAGTCCCGATGGGATCACCGAAAGCGGTAAACTTATAGAGATCAAGTGTCCCCTCCGACGCGAAATCACCCCTGAAGTGCCGGTGTACTATATGCCTCAGTTACAATTACTTATGGAAATCCTGGACCTTGATGAGGCGGTGTTCATACAGTACAAGCCGGCCGAACACAACTGGCCAAAACC